GTCAATGCATAAGTTAGAGGATACTAATTATGACTTAGTTATACATGACGAGCATCATAGATTTGGAGCATTTCCAAAACCAGGACTAGCAACTAAGACTTACCAGCAGATGTTAGCTGACAAGCCAATGATTTTCTTGTCAGGAACAATGTCACCAGAATCATTCACTCAAATATACCATCAGTTTTGGGTATCTAACTACAGTCCGTTCAGACACTACGTTAACTTCTATCGATGGGCTGACGACTATGTATTTAAGTTTCAGCGCAAGATAAATGGGTTCATGGTCAACGACTATTCAAAAGGTGATGAGCTTAAAATAATGGCTGCAATCTTTCCTTATGTCATTACATTCACACAGCAGCAGGCAGGATTCTCTACTGAGATTGATGAGGAGATTTTATATGTTGATATGTCAGAGAAAACAAAGATGATTGTGAAGAAGCTTGAGAAGGACTTAGTTGTAGAGGGTAAGGATGAAGTTATATTGGCAGACACACCAGTTAAGTTAATGCAGAAGCTTCACCAATTATGGAGTGGCACTGTTAAATTTGAGAGTGGTAACAGCATGGTTATTGACACTACTAAGGCTGAATGTATAAGGTCGAGATTCTCGACCAATAAAATTGGAATATTCTATAAGTTTAAAGAAGAACTAAATGCACTTCATCAAGTGTTTGGTGATAGTTTAACTACTGAGTTAGATAAGTTTGATAATGAAGGTTATCAGGTTATAGCCTTACAAATTATATCAGGACGTGAGGGTATATCCTTAAAAAATGCTGAATACTTGGTATTCTACAATATTGACTTCAGTGCTACGTCTTACTGGCAAGCGAGGGATCGACTTACTACAATGGAACGTAAGTTCAATAAAGTATACTGGATATTTTCAAAAGGCGGCATTGAGGATAAGATATATAAGACCGTCAAAGCAAAGAAAAAATATACTGTTAACATTTTTAAGAAAGATTATGAAAAGAAGAACGAGACATCAGATGTTACTTGATGCAGTTATGGACTGCTATAGAGAGTTATATAAAAAATCTACACCATCAGCTGACTTTGATGAGTTGGTTGCGAATGCTCCATTAAATGAGAGAGGTCAAAAGGTTATTGATTTTAATGCTTATAAGCTAGATAGATTTACATATGAAGATATTGTAGAGAAGCACATAAAGCGAAACAAGTTGAAAAATTATGAGGCTAAAAGTTTTAGGATTGAAATGTATTTAGGTTGTGGACCAACAACTAAGATTGATGATTAGTTGCACTTTGTTATATTTTTGTTTAGATTTGTCGAATTGGCAACAGAGCAACAAATACAATCTAAATTAATTAAGCAACTTGAGAGTGAAGGATACTATGTCATTAAGCTATCTGTAACTAATAAGACTGGCATACCAGATCTTTTAGCAATACCAAGAGGATCAAACGTAGAATTTATTGAGGTAAAACGACCTGGACAAAAACCTAGGCCTTTACAAGTTTATAGAATTAAAGAACTAAAAAAACATGACATCAAAGCAACGGTCTATGATGGAACACAATATTATGATGTTTCAGAAGAATAGATCTAATATAAAAGAATTAATGTTGGAGGGCGTTCCTATAAATGATATAAGTAATATTTTTGATACGACACCAAAAACAATTAAAAGAAATATAAAATGTATAACAGCTACTCATTTTGGTACTATTGAGCTTGGGCAAAAGGAAGGTCCATACTATGAAACAGAAGATGAGATGTATGACTTTAAAGAGTATAATTATAATAATTTAAGTGATGGAGAAAGAGAAATTTATATCGAACGAGAAAAAACTGGCGAGCTTGGTAAGTATTTTGCCAGTTCTCATGGACTTCATGGAGGACATTAAAGTTGTATATCCAAATGTTTATGTCCGACAAATTAAAAAAGCTGGAAATGACTTTATAAAAGAGGTTCTAAAAAATAGCGACCAAATTTATAAAAAGATGGACATAGAGAATGACGAGGAACATCGAGCATTCTTATATCAATTAGACAATATGGGTTTAGCATTTAGAAATTGGCTAAAAGATTAATAAAATATACTATCGTTTGGATCAGCCAAAATCTAGCCATTCCGTTTTGGGTAGTTGGTCATGTGCATTTATCTGTAAATGTGTATGAAGATATATATGAGATATTTGCATCGATTGGTATGAATATAATCGTAGCTATTGGATTTTGGATTGATTATAAAAACACTTAATAGTTGCGGAATCTGTATAAAAATACTCGATTCAGCGGATAATAACTTAATATAATTATGGAATCAAAAACCAAAGGTGTCTACTGTGCAGATGTAATAGTAAAAGCTATTCCTATCTCTATGAATTCCAAGCTACCTAAAGTCTTAAAAACTTTTGAAAATATACCAATAGCTTTAGATAACAACTCAAAAGTTATTAATGAATATTTCATAAAAAGAGTGATGAAAAAAGAAAATATCTGCAAATATAAGATTAATTATGAGATAATTATAAAAAAATATTTGTCAGGGTTATGTTATAATATAAATAAATAATAAATTTGTAAAAATGAAAACTTTTAATGTAATTAAAAAAAATGGAGAATCAAGAGAATTTGATATCCAAACAGATGTAATCAAGCTAGAAGAATCATTTGTTAAATATGATATTTCAAAATATGATTCAGTTATGTTTCTTGCAAAAGAAAATATACAACAAACAATTTTTGATGTAAGCAATATTAAAGATTATTTTGTATTTGGTTTTGGTAGAAACAAAAAAATGAATATGAAGAATATTTTAACTGGAGGTGATTATTTTTTACTTGGAATGCATCAACCTTACATATTGTTTATAAAAAATAAATATGTAAATATAAATGAAAGAATAATTAACTTTTCTTAAATATGGAAAACATCAACTATGTAAATGCAGTAATGACAGAAATCAATGATTTAACTGACTGCATATATGAGTCTTTAGTTGATGCAGATTACAAAGAAATGAAATTAACCATACAGAACTTAATAAAAGTTCTTAGAGATCTAGACAAAACACATGAAGCATTACCGTAAAAGAGCTGTTGAATTATATAGTGAATTAAAAAATATAGAAAAAACAGCTACAAAAATTAAAGAAGAGTTTGATCTATCTGATAAGATCACATCAATAGAACGAAATATTTATAATTGGCTCGAAAAAGAAACTGTATTTGACGAATGTGAAAATGTAGGTATAGATCCAAGTAAGGTCAAGCATTATTGGTACAAAGGCAAACATTATAGTATCAATGTAAAAGGTGAAGAAGATAAATTTGATCACGATAAATTTAAAGAAGATTTAATAAATGAAATCAAACAAATATCTCCTAGATATAGGCCAGTGCAAAGAAACATCTCGAAAGAACCTCATTGCCTTGTGTTTGACCCTTCTGATATACACATCGGTAAGATATGCTCAAGCTTTGAAACTGGTGAAGATTATAACTCACAGATAGCAGTTAAAAGAGTAAGAGAAGGAATGCATGGAATATTGAATAAAGCTGTTTCATTTAACATCGATAAGATTATATTTATTGCTGGAAATGATGTTCTCCATGTTGACAATCCAAAAAGGACAACAACAAGTGGCACACCACAAGATACTGACGGTATGTGGTATGATAACTTTGTTACAGCAAAGAAACTTTTAATTGAAGTAATTGAGACTCTTATATCAATTGCTGATGTTGAGGTTGTTTACAATCCAAGTAACCATGACTACATGTCTGGATTTATGCTTATGCAATGCGTTGAGGCATGGTTTAGTAACTGCGTTAATGTTACATTTAACAATAATATGTCTCACAGGAAGTATACAATTTATGGAAACAATTTAATTGGAACTACTCATATGGACGGAGCTAAGGTATCTGATTTGCCGCTTTTAATGGCTCACGAGTCAGGTGCTTGGTGGCATGAATGTAAGCATAGATATATTTACGGACATCACATACACCATAAAAGCTCAAAAGATTATATGTCTGTTTGTGTTGAGACATTGCGCTCACCTAGTGGCACTGACAGTTGGCATCACCGTCAAGGATATCAACATGCACCTAAAGCAATCGAGGCATTTATACATCACCCTGAGTATGGTCAAGTTGCTCGTTTAACACATTTATTCTAATGGTTACAGTTGAAGAAATGATAGCTCTCGTACAGGACTACATCTACGAGAAGAAAAAAGTTAGGGTGGCTATCCATCTAAGATACCACCCTTTCTTTATACATTCAGATCTTAGCAAACTTAACTATTGTTATGGTATTGCTCTTGATTACTTTAAAATTTGATCAACTGTTTGACCAGCTTTAATTCTATCTATATCTGACAATGTTGGCTGACTTATAGTCTTTAATAGCTTAACATATTCCTTCCCTTGAGATTCTGTCAGACCTCCATTTCTATCAATAAAATCTAATTCATCTATAGCTGTACTAGCTTCTTTTTTCTGTTTTATCAAATCTGATTCCCATCCAGAAACTTTTCTTCCTATCTCTTTTTCAACGTCAGTAATTCTATTATACTGATTCTCTGTTATACCTCTCTTCTTAACTCTATTAACAACATTTCTAGATATCTGACCAACATCTTTTGGTAATACTCCCATAGAATATAATACCATTGGAGCAATTGTGTAACCAACTATCTTACGATCTTTTTCATTAATGTATTTTTTAGATATACGTCCTTGATACTCATCTTCAAATTCACCAGTTGTAGCTAATTTAGATATATCAATCAGTTCTTTATAAGTATCTCCAGCAATTCCAATCATACCATATTTACGACCATTAAAGTCATCTGTAAATACCTGATATTCGCTTTCCTTTTTGAGATTTTCAATGAATGCTTCTTTCTCTCTATCATTCATTTCTTCCTTACCATTAAGAACGAGGGCTTTGTTTTTATCTTCAACTGCTTTTTTAATATCAGCTTCATCAAGCATTGGTATTTCAGCAAGAGCTTTATTCAATCCATAAGTAACTAAATCATCAGTAATTGGAAGAGGTGAAACAATATCATTAACGATACTCTTTATTGGGTATTTTGTAGCGTTAATCATTTTTTTCTTTTTTGCTTCTTCATCTTCATCATCTCCCATTAATGATGCAGCTATTATATCGTACAATCTTCTTATACCAAAACCAATCAATTGGTATGTAGCTAGCTCGACTGATAATCCACCAAGAGATCTTGCAGCTGTTATCTTATCTTCTGTTGTAGCTGTCTTACTATACAATGTTGTGATGTCATTATACATTCTTGCCTTTTGGTTTAAGATAAATGATGCAAATGGAAGCACAACTTTTCTAGCTATTTTTCTAAATGAATCTTCGCTAGCTAAGAACTCACCTGCTAACATTGGATCAGATATGTTCTGCTGTCTATCAACCATCATCTGAGCGTAGTTAACTGCATCCATATCGGCTTCATGTGTATTCCAATCTATATCTGTAGATATTCCTCTATTTTTTAAATCTTGTATATAGTATGAAATAAATGATGATCGAGCAACCCAAACATCTGGTTTAGATAAGAATTGTTTTAAATACCATTGATTTAATTTTGCAACATTCTTTAATGCATTGTCAAATGTTTCTCCTTTCTTATCTATTCTACTATCAATTGATTCAACTGTTGATTGTGATTCAAGACCTCGATTTGAAATTGGAGCACCAGTTCTATTAATCCAATCATTCATTTCTGAATTTACAGTTATAAATCTACCTGCATTTATAACAGTGTTAGCGATTACAGGAACAGTTTGCATTACGGCTTGATTTAAACCACCCAATGCTTTTCCAACACCTATAGATGTTATAAAGTTTGTGAGTTTATTTACTGAGTCCCATGTATCTCTCGGTGCAATTTTCTTTCCTTTTGCCCTTCTGATATAATTGTTAATTCTTCTTGTTATAAGAACTCTGTCGTCAGATTCAGTAAATAATTTTTTAAATCCTTTTGAGTTAACAAAACCATCAACTTGTCTGATAGCACTTGCTGTATTTATATCAACTAATGCGGCTTGAAGTGAATTTGAGTTATTTGTATCAAAATCAAGACTAACATATCTATCATCAGGAATAACTTTTGGTCTTGTTGTTTCCATCAATACTCCAGTCTTATTTTTATCTGTATAATCAATACTAATAGAGAAAGCTCCATTTCTTTCAATTAAATCTGAATCAAATTGAACTGATTCACCTGATAATTTTTTATACCTATCTGGAGTATAATTTAAATCACTTCCGAGTTGTGTGTTATAAACTGACAAGCTTATATCTGATAATTCTTTATAGCTTTTAGCCCATTGATTAATCCACCAATTAACAGCTTCTCTATTACTTTTGCTAGCACTAGAATTAATTACATCAATATCACCTTCATTAACATTAAGTTTGTCGAAGATCTCTTGATACATTTCTCCCATTTTCACTTCTTTTGAATCTCCATTTTCAATCAAAGTTTGGATACTTTGCTTAATCATATCAATTCTTCTATTCAACTCAGCTTTCATTTCAGCTTCTGTTCCAATAAGATTTCTATTTAAGAATGCAAGCATACCTCTTTCGTATACATTTTTAGCATCCATAAAACCTTTTGAATTATAAAAATCTTGTTTTGAATAATCGTCAAGTATTTTATTGTGTTGATTATTTGCTTTATTTACACCATTAATTAATTTTGATAGACCTGCCATCTCCATAATTTTTGTAGCATTTCTAACACCATTAAACAGTTTTTCCATTAATAATGGAAGAGAATAAAGTTCGTCACTATAGAATCTACCTATTGTTTTATTTAATAATAATTTAATAGGTCTAGCCTTAATGCCTTTGTTAACTAATTTGTTAACATTTTTAACCCCCTCATAGTTACTAACAACTGCTTCAAGTCCACTTGTTATATTGTTATTTAAGAAGTTATCTATTGCCTCAACAACCTTTATAGCATCCCTTACTGACATATCAGCTATGTCTATATCCATAACTTTTTTCATCAGTTCAATGGCATTGTTATCGATATCCAACTCTTCCCCAGTAAATGGATCAATTTTTGTTCTAACAATCGTTTCAAGTATTGGCTTCATTAAGTTTAATTTGCCATCTAGGAATGACTTGATATATCTTTCTTTTTCAACTGAATCCATTTTGGTAGTAGGATCATTCAAAGAATTTATTATATCTTGCATTTCTTTCAATGACATATCTTTCGATATAACACCATCAGAAACTAATGAATTATAAACAGCAAGTATCTCGTCTTTGAGAACATTTTCCTGTCTTTTAATCTCATTATTTGTGTATTCAGAAACCTCAGCAATATTTGCAGCTTCCTTCATTACTACATCAAGTCCTTTTACTCGTGATGGTTTAACAGCATTTACAACTTTTTCAGCCATTGCAATATATGCATCAATGTCCTCAACCATTGACGGATCAATTTTTGCAAAATCTTTAGCCATACCAACCACTTCAGCTTGGTTTTCAGTTTTTAATGCCTTACGTATTGCCTTTCGTAATTTAAATGCATTATCAAGTCTTTCTTGGTAATCAGCTCTGTCAAATACTTTAGAAGCATAGTCAACAAATCGCTCAACCAATACTGGATTATCTAAGTTAAGATTGCTAATTCTTTTAATTATAACACCAGCTTGAGCAGCCTTTATTTTGCCAGTCTTAACCATACTACTAATAGCAGCAGCAAGAGATTTTCTCTTAGTATTCAAATCACCCTTAGCTTCACGAGCAGCTTTTGCCTCTAGTCTAATTTGGTCCTTAAGTGCTGACATCTCATTAACTGAAACCTGTTTTGCTTTAGGTTTACCTAATACCTTAGCAACTGATGGAGCTTTCTTAAGTTTTTCACCAAAGAATAATTTTAATTCTCTCTCAGCATTTTCTCTTTGTGTATCATCAGTAGTCTTATACCAGTCTGACTTTCTTAAATCATTTAATGCAGCATCTACACCTTGCTTATGTGGATTACCTCTTTGCTCTACTGATAGCGTATATTTATCTTTTGCTTTTTGAATTGCTTCTTGTTTTTGTATACTAGATTTCTGCTTTTTAATAGATCTTCTTTTCTCAGGTTTATAAGATAATATTTCTTGATATTCATCTTTAATACTTTTTGGTAAATCTGAATTCATTATCATATCAGTTATCTGATCTTGAGTCATTTTGCTTGACTCTTCTTGAATTCTATATAGATCATCATATTTTCCTTCAGAATTTCTTATTTTATAAATCTTATCATATAAATCATTGATTTTTTTACTTTTTGATTCAGGTATAACAGATACAAATCCTTTTTCAGTATTGCTTATATATTTTTCATCAAATGGTTTTACAATTCTACTACCTTCTGTAATTTCAACATCATCAGGTTTGTATTCTTGAACTGTCTGTGCCCTTGTTCTATCTCCCCATTGTGCAACTGTCATACCATAGCCATTTTCATCTGCTATTTTAGTTATATAAGCTAATTGGTCATTAGGTGTAAATGCTAATCCAGGAAATTCCTCATTAAATCTTTTTTCTGCTTCATCTATTAATTTTAATGGATCTGAATTAAAGTCATAAACTTCATCTTTTGGTATTTTTACAATATATCTTGATGGACCAGTAACCATTCTTTCACCATCGGATGGTCTAGTGTAATACATTGCAACACCACCAACTCTTCCGATGGCAGATCCTTCTGTTGAACTTGTTTTTAGGCTAGCTCCAGAACTTCTTTTTATTACATCATAATTTTTTTCACCTATATGGAAAAATACAAAATTACCTTTGTCATCTTCTGTAAGATTAGCATAATTAGAAGAATTTTCTGGAGTAATTTTTTGTTTTTTAACTTTACGAATTCCCATTCCATAAGGTGCAACAACTTGTTGTTGTTGTACTCTAGAAATATCTTCTTGATATTTTGATCTTATATCTTCTGGAAGTATGTCGTAAGAATTTATAATAACATCTGGAACTCCAACTACTTCGCCAATTATATTATTTTCATATGTAGAATGATTTGATTTACCACCTATAGATTCTGGTTTTAAAACCAACATTATATCTCCAATCTCAAAATTATTATCTCTATAAAAATCGTCTCTTAATGAATCATAATCAACAAATGCATTATAAGACTCTAATAATTTTTTTGTTTTAGTTGATTTTTTTTCTTGCTCTGATATAGCTATTAAAAATTGTTTTCTGTCAGAACCATTAAATAAATCATTATAGTTATTATATTTTTCTAATATTGTTTTTATATCTTTTGTAGGATTAGATTCTAAAATTGATGATTTAAATTTATTAAATTCAATAGATTGCTCTATTCTATTTTTAACAAAATTAGAAACAGTCCTATTAAACAATTTAGATTTCTGAGGAGATCCACTTATTATAAATATATAATCACTATCCTTTATTTTATTATCAAGCGTTTTTAAGTTTACTCCTGATGCCCATATAATATTTTTATTTCTATTTTCTGGATCTAATGCAAATGACGGGCCTGCATCTAAATAATGTTTACCATTTATAATATTATCATCAACAAAACCTCTTCCTAATTGATCAGCAACCCAAAACCAAACATTCTGATTTTTGTTTGCAATATCTTCTATTAGTAATCTTAAATCAATTAAATCTGATTTTTTTACATAAGAAAGATTATATTTATCTTTTACCTCTACTTGTTTTTTAACTTTTTCAGTAGGAATAATTTTAGATTGTATACCTTCAGTAACTATATTTTGTCCAGTACTAATTCCTTTTGTTAAACTGTTTATAAAGTCAACAGCATTTTTAGCATTTGCTGCTGAAGAAAATATAGTTGGTAAACCAAGTTTTTTAGCTAACTTATTAATTAAATTTTTAAATTGTTGGAATTTAGTTGTAGTTAACTCTTGTTGAGCTTCAGCCATAATTCCACCTAGTTCAGCTAAATATTCTTCAGCTTGTTCCGATCCGTCATAATTAGAAGTAAAACTATCTAATCTTTGTTTTAATCCCTTATCTGATATAACTGATTTTAGACCATTAGCTAAATCAATCATTGCTCCTGACTCAATACCTTTAACAGTAAGAGCATGATGCATCGCTTCATGCAACATTGTTACAACATCAGCACCATTTTCTAAATTTATATGAATCTCGCCATCAACATAAGCACCTCTATCACCCTCATTTGATTTTTCACCTATACCTTGATCAAAATCTTGAGTTGTATTATGAATATAAATTTTAACCCCAGGTAATGCTTTCATTGCTAACTTAGCAGCAGTAAAAATTTTCTGAGCTATAGGTGTAGTTTGTTGAGATCTTAATTGTTCAACATTTTCTTCAGTAACTAAATTTTGTTGTGTTACTTCTGATCCTTTTGTTGTGTAAGATTGGTTTCGTTCTTTGGCTTTTTGTATGACATCACGAATGCTTTCCCATCTGCCTTGCTGTACTGCATTTCTTTCAATCTGTTCAAGGATTTCTGACCTTCTGATAGAATCGATGAATTCTGATTGGACTGCTGATTTTGATTCTGAAGTGATTGTTCCGCCATATTCTAAATATTTATCTACAAATGTAGCATATTTTTCGTCAAAATTACTAACTGGATAGTCAAAAATATTAAAAAACATTATTTTATTTCCAGACATAGTAAATCCATCTTGACTAAATCCTGCATCCTCAGCAGCTTTTAATGCTGCTTCTTGATTATCAATACCAATATCAAACCTATCAGCATTATGTTCATTTGTTTGTGGATCAACAGTTCTACCAGCAATTGTTGAATCTTGAACTTCTGGAGCTATCGCACCATAAACAGCAGCAAAATCTACAATGCTATTCCAATCTCCTGTTACGTTTACAACTGTAGATACTTCAGATGTTCCTTCATATCCACCAATTGTATCTTCAATATTGTCAACTTGTATACCAAATCTTTGAGCAGTATCAGACATATCTTTTTTATAGTTCTGATACATTTCAGATTGTCTTATTGACTCAGCCTCTTGAACATTTGTAACCTTGGTATCAAATAAAGGAGCAATATTTATTTGTGCTGTTATTTGCTCTTTTTTACCTTCTTCGGCAGCGACTTTAGGTTCTGCTTGGGGTTCTCCTTGCGCCATTTCTCCGCCAACTGCGGTTTCTGGCTGTACAGGAATTTCACCTGCTGTTTCGACTTGAACGGCATTTTCACTTATTGTTTTTAGTTCATTATTAATCTCATTAATCCTATTTGATATGGGAGTAACAAGAGCAGGGTCTTTCCCTTCCATTTGCTTACGCAAATTTTCTCTTTCGTTTATTAATTTAAAAGATGTATATCTATCATCATTTGATAAATTATCTGGTATTTGTCTTAGGACACCTTCAGATTCTTTCAATGAATTAAGTTCTGCCTGTCCTTGATCTTTCGTTATTTCACCTGATAAAATTCTATCTTTTATATTGAGAACAAATAAATCTTTAATGTCTTTATTGTTTATAGTATTCTCAATATTGCTTAATTGATATTTATCTAACTGCTGCTTTGCAGTTAATGTAGCTTGAGTAATTGATTGCATTCCAGCACCACCCAACAAACCAAGTAACCCAGCTTTGTTTGCTCTTTCAAATACTTCACCAAATGTTTTTGGATTTTCAAAGTATTTCTTTCCTTTTACTTGATTTAATAATTCTTTAGCACCTATTTCAGTTAGCTCTTGACCTGCCTCAGTAGAATATTCTATTAAACCAGCACCAGTGATTTTTAATACTTTATTTGCTATTAATCCTTTTATTTCTTTTTCTACAGCATTATCAATCATCTCTGCTGTTGCATCGCTAGCTAGATTTTTTAGTGATTTAGAAAAAACATAATTTATTATCTTGTTATTTACTGGAGACTTGCTAAACATTTTAGTTAATCCGTACTTCTCTAGCAATGAAGTAATAGCTCCTACAGATCCAGCAAGTAGCATCTTTTCACCTTCAGATACATCTTTAAATTCAGGACCATTCATTTGATCTCTAAAATTTGTATAAGAAGATGCATATAATCCAAGTGTAGATCCAACAGGACCACCAGTCATAGCACCTGCTAATGCTGCACCTCCAGAGTTAGCTAAACCAAAAACAACTTGCTCAAATGCATTTCTTTTTTCAGATGATAAGTATTCTTCACTAAAAGATTCAGGTGCAAATTGAGATGTTATAATTCCCTTTGCAGATCCTCTTGCATATTCATCTCCTTCAACAATAATTCTAGCTGCTTGCTCAAAACCTTGGACAAATGAAAACGCAGTTCCTGATAAAATATTTCCCCTTTCTGATTCAACTATAAAAGCATTACCTGCTATATTTTTTACATCAGATTGCTCATTAGATATGTTTCTGTAGTCGTCTTTAAGTGACTTTATATTGTTATCAATTTCTTCCTTTCTTTTATTTATTTTAGGTAGGTAGTTGACATTATAATCTTCTTCTGTTATTAAACCTTTTTTAAATGACTCATTTACGTCTTGCTCATATTTATTTAATTCAGAAGCTTCTCTTTTTATATCTTCTTTCTTTAAAATAGTTTTAGTTATATTGTCATTTATTCTGTCTATTTCATATTTATCAAAAGCAGCAGCTGATCTATACTTATCTTTTGACATATAGTCAAGCTTCTTCTCTCTTTCTTTATCAAGTTGAGGTAACAACTCATCAAGTTCTTTTTGAAGAAATATTACATTGTATGGATTTGTTTTCTTTTCAGATTCAATTCTATCTCTTAGATCATTTACTTGTTTTTGTTTTTTGATGTACTCATCATTAACTATATTTACTTCTAAGAAACCCTTAAGTAATTTTGCTTCTTCGTTATCTCTATCAGTTGTCCAGTTGTCAAGATTAATAAATTTACTTTCGCCAGTTACATTATTTTTAATCTTTATACCATCATAACCTCTTCCAGCAGGTTCTATTTCAAGGTATTCGTATTTCTTTAACTTACCTTGTAATTTTGATATTACCTCATCTTCGTTTGAACCTACTAAGTCAGTAGTAACAGTATTTAATATATCGTTGAGATCATTTTCTTTTTGAACTTTCTCAACATCTTCTTGATATTTACCACTTTTAACATATTCAAAGTGAGCCTTCTCAAATTCTTTCTCTTGTTCTTTATCAGCTATATTAAATAATTTACCATCAGCAATAGCTGGTTTAAATTGTTTTAATTCTGGAGCTTTTTTAGCTATTTCTTTTTGCCTTAACTCTTCTTCTTTTTTTACTTTTTCTGGAGTTATATTATAAGCTTTTTCAATTTGTTTTTGATTAGCTAATTCATAGTTTGGTTGTACTGGATTGCCGTTAATATCAGCAATCATCTTTGCATTTTTATTTAGGTAGTCATATCTATACTTGACATTTCCAGATTTTATTTCTTTATAATCGCCAGCACCTGTTACATCTTTATACCAAACACCTGAAACTTTTTTATAGTTTTGATTATTTTCTGGATTTGAATAAATACCATCATCTGGAGATGAATATTCCGAACGCTTCTTTCGAACCATTTCTTGTGTAACCGATGAAACAGCTCCATTTTTTGGTGTTGATTGTGAAACCTCTTTTTTTTTTACTAAACCTAATCGATTTACAAAAACATTATAATCTTTAGGAGCATCAAAACCATTATTCAATAAATATGAGTGATATTTTTTAGCGTTATTCTCATCGCTTAAAGCGTTAGCAAATGCATCATAATTTGGTGCAACATCAGCATTATTTGCTTTTAAATAATCGTAATACTTCTTTAAATTATCGTTAGGCATGTTTATATATTTTTAATTACCACTGAATACCAGAACTTCCTTTTTTATTGCTACTTGATTGACCTGATTTAGCCATTTTCCTAGCATTTTCCCAATTTAATGATACTTCTGCTGGTTCTCCATTATATACAAATTGAGCTAAATCTTTTGGTGTCTTAGCAAAAAAGACAACATCTCTACCCTTAGAAACTTCAATTCCTCCATTCTTAGGTGTATATGTATAACCTTGTTTTAAACCACCAAAATCAGGTCCACTAGATGATTTTACCCAACTACCACTTGATATTGTTGCATCAGGATCAGCACCCCAAGCTCTTAATGTGGCTTTATATCCAGCTATCAAAGCTGCATTTTCTTGACTTTTATCTTCGTTTTTTCGGCCTCCGCCTCCACCTCCACCTCCGCCTCCTCTATCAGGCTCATCTAGTTCAACCTTTCTTTCTAGTCTTGAGTCAATAGCGTCCAATACAGTTTGCTTTGCATCTTCAATTTGTTTATTTGTCAAATTTGGCTGATAAACACCTTGATCATCTTGAGCAAGCAATATAAACTTTTCTTTCTCAGATTCAATAAACTTATCTAAAGCATAACCATCTAAAGCAGGTTTTCCAAGTTGTTTGTTAAGTTCATTTTCTTTAGATACTCTGTCTTGAAGTTTTGAATTTAAATCATCATTATTATAATAAAAATCGTAATTTCCGTCAGTATTGTCTTTTAGAATACTAGTTATAGCTCTAGGATTGCTTAATATACCATTAGCCAAATCAAGTCTTGCTCTTTGTATAGCAGGATTTTGCAATGCGTCTGTTATAGTCTTATTACCTAATTCAATAGTCCAATCTTCCCAACCTTTTGTTTTCTCGTCGACAATAGTTGATAAATCAACTTTATTATCAATCATATTTCCTGGTTGAGATATAGATCTTAAATCCATTATAGTAGATGGGTCAAATAAACCATCTTGACCTAGTTGACCAATGATAAAGTTACCATTGTTAGGATCTACTTGAGTTGCTTTATTTCTTAAATCTCCTAATTGAGAGAGTCTATTGTTCAGTTCTAACTCAAGACCTGAGCCTATACCTTCCTGTTGTCTTTTTAATGCTTCTTGCATTTGTTGGTCATAACTTTTTGCAGTATTAGCAAATGTGGACCAGCTATCCATCAAGTTGTTTATTCTATTTTTATACTCAAGAGGTGTAATTTGACCAGCTTTTAATAAACGATTCCATTCCATCATTGATTCTCTACCTTGATTTGATCCAGATAGAATCAATTGATTTAATGTCTGACTTTTACCTAGTTCTGTATTTTGCAATATTTTACTATTATCATATTGCAATTTATCAAGTAGTTGTTTTTCAGCTTCTCTTGCAGCACCTATACCTTGTATAGTAGTAACTAAACCACCAGTAAGCTTTGCCCAATCTATTGGATTACTTGCTGGTATAAATCCTGTATATTCGTTGTATCTATTTGGCATTTTTATTTATTTTATTCAGGAAGACCAGTCCACATATTATAATTCTGTGTAGTAGGTTGACCTTGATAAGCCATAACACCACTACCAGGTTGTCCTGGTTTAGGTTTATCACCTACATTAAAATTAGTAGTGCTACCTGATTTCTTGTATAAGTTTAATGCGCCTGCTCCACTAGTTAATGCACTTCCTGCCGAACTAAACATACCTTCAATTGCAGCATTCTTTCTTTCTTCAGCAGCTTGTCTTTCATTTTGAGCACTTTGCATTTCATTTAATCCAATCATAAGATTACGTTCTTGCTGTCTAGCTTGAATACCTTGTTCTGCCTCAGCTTGTGCCATATCTCTTTGATACTGTGCTTGACCTGCCTGAGCAGCTAAATTTAAAGCTTGTTCGTTTCCAGCTTGAAGTACATTTCCTACTCCACCAATAACACCCTCAGCACCTGCACCCTGCAATGATTGCATTGCCTGTGTTGTTGCTTGAGCTTGTGATTGTTGCGCCAATTCAAATCCTAAAGTAGGAACTTGAACTTGCTTGAATGCGTTAAACTCCTTGATGTTTTTTAATTCACCTGCCGCTTTAGCTGCCGCCTGTGATGCCGTTTTCATATCTTTATTGGCTTTGATAGCTTGAGCTGCACTCAAACCTAAACCACCTAAAGCTACTATCGTTCCTGTTACTGCTGCCATGTTATAATATTTTAACCATTTCTTGACAATTGCTATCTCCTTTAATAAAGCCACAATTGCTATATCTGTCAATTAGACTTTTACTCTTTAGTGATGTATAAATATATTTAAAATCACCTGCATCTTTAACTAATTCAATCAATACATTTATAAGAAATTCAAGAGCTTCATGCCTATCATTTTCTTTGTATTGAAAGTTAGATACTATAAATTCAATCCATGCTGCCTTTGAGTTCGTAAAGTAAACAAATCCAGCACATATCTCAACACCATCCTTAGACACCATTACCCCACCTGTACCATTCTCTGGTAACATATCAGCAGGAGGAGGAGTCCATCTCCAATCTCTCCACCACGATGACAATGTCTCATAGTCATTGCCATTCAATAGTCGAACTTCCATACACAAATTTACAGAAAACTTTTGAATACTGAAGAGCCTATAGCAAACAATTTTACTTCTTCAGTTAAATCATTAGATAAATACACATTCATATAGTATCCACGAGCACCAAATGATTCAGCTTGGCTATTTTTTACAGATATCAAGAAGTCAGTTATTAGTGGTATACTTCCAACACTTGTGTCTACAATTATCATATTTGATGATATTCCTACAATTGTTCCTACCAAAATTAAGTTACTTCCTGAATTTTTGTATAACTTATCTCCAATACTAATGCTTGAGTCAACATTAAAAGAAAAGTTCAATTCAACAGCCGTTGGATCAGTTATGTCAATGCTATTTGCAGATCCTACCCCTTGAGTAGATAAGGCCTTAACGTCAATAGTGTTGTCAAATCTTCTTATATAAGCAAACCATTGATTTTCTTTTTCTACAAAGTAAGTGTAGTCAATTGAACCTGCCGATATATTGGTATATATGTCAGCAGTCCAAGTGTGAGTACTGTTTAACGATAACGTATTAAATACTTTTACCTCTAAAGGTTGCTCATTGAATATCGTCCTTATTTTAGAACCATACTGCTGACCATAGAAATTGTTTCTAGTTGTGTTCACGTTATGCTTCCAAAGCTCACCTTCTTTAAAAGTATAAAATGTGCTATTCATTTCAGTCATCCAGTCAGGCTGATAAGACCAAAATGAATTCCATCCTTCAGATACTTTTGAATATGTTACCGTTCTTTTTGGTTCACATTCTTCAGTACTAAATCCAGAGAAGTAAGTTGTATCAGACTCATTATCCCAATTTCCTATTGGACAATCTTCATCTTCAGCTAGCACCCATAAAAGTGACTCACCTAAAAATAAACACCACTTAATACCATCCCATGAAACAGTGAATTCATCTTCGTTATATATAAATTCATAGTAGTTCTTACTATTTATAATACCATTAGAAATAACCTCTGTAGATACAGGCTCACCACCAATTGGAATGTAGTTTATTTTTATGCAATCACACATAGTACAAAGATATTAATTATTCTTCTTCTTCTGGAGGAGGTGGTAACTCATTTCCGTATTGAATTAATGTAAATGTTTCTGTTGACCCATCACAATACTGAACAACGAAATCTACATTTCTTAAAGATTCAGAGTCATTACTATCTATATATGCATATATGTCTTGATCACCATAACCTGAGTCAATCAATATATCTACCCATGAAGTTCCATAACCTGAATCTTCTAGACTAATAGTCCAGTATGTATTAGACATTATACTGAACATAAAATATGAATTTCCATCTGTGTTCCAAGGTAAATATCTTTGATCTTGACTAATTGAAAGTTCACAAAGACCTTGTTTGACATCAGTAAATGATAGAACATATGTATCATTATACGGATCATACATACCTAACTTTTGAGTATTAGGATTATCCTTTAATTCATCTCTAAAATAGTTACGCATACCATTTGCTGATATCTCAATAACTTGATCGCCCAACATCTGAAGGACAGCACCTCGTCTTGAGTCAGTAAAAAACACCATGTTTGAAAACTTCGCAAAGCTCTCTGGGTTATTACTGATACCATACTCAGATGGATGAACAATTTGATTTCCTAACACCTCAGGTACAGATGCCACTTGACCACCACCAACAGCATCAACTAATAAGTTCTTTCCATAAAGAACTGACGTTATTTTGTCCTGCTGTAATACCATTAGGTTGGTATCTTGTGCATACAATTTCTGTATCGGTCCGTACTGCTTATCTAAATTCTTGAAGTTTGCCTGTGATAAATTAAATGAGTTCAATCGATTGGTTGATGTGTCTCCTTTATATATACCACTATAGCAAAGTGATGCCATTTTTTCTTCCTGCTTATAGTCCTCAATAACGCTTGTTGCTCTAGGACTATACTTCATTGTAGGTCTTAAGTAGTTGTCGTAAATCCTATATGACTCAACACCATTGCCAAAAGCAAATGCGTTGAAGTCTGAGTTGTCAGATGTTACGTTGTTTAATTGTAAAATTAATGGAGCTCCAATTCCTATATTTTGATTTTGTTCTTGTATATCATAGTAAACATTTCCAGGTATTACTTGTCCAGATAAAACTGATGATACATCTACATCAATTATTATTGCATAATCATTTATAATATGAAGTATGTTATAATATCCATTAAGAGGGCCATATATAGGAGGTATGGTATCTGTAGTTCTAAGATATATTCTTTCACCAACATTAAAAGAATGCATCATATCAGTATCTTCTATAACTGTTGTTGATTCAGGTCCTAGTACTATATAATTATCGAATTCAGCAGGTACGTCAGGCCAAATAGCTCCATATGTAAAATCAGCATAATACCAAGATACCATGTGATTGCCGTTATCAATTCTATATGTCTTACGCATTTCATAGAATACGTCAACATCTGATTCTAATGGCACTGTCTCAGCAGAAAGTTGAACTGTTGGAGTTTGAGTTATATCTAATGTTGCTACAATCTCATTTCTATTACATACATAGTTATCTCCGACACCTCTTATTAACATACATAGTGTACCATTTATATCCTCTTCTATATAATTAGTTTGATCACTTAAAGAAGGATCTGTAGAATATTGAGGAGTTGAAGTTGATGACCTTCTAAATATTATATTGTTTGCAGATGTTACTAAACTATCACTAAAATCTTTATATTTAAATGATTGATATGCACCTGATCTCCAAAACCACTCTTCTAAATTCTTATAATAATTATCAGATGTCCATGTATTATTTTGATTCCTAACAGGTGCAGATGGATCTGTAGGAGCATAATCTCTTACTATATTTATATTTATGACTGCTCCAGGATATATTGGTCCATTATAAGCTAATATAGCATGACCTCCATACTCATCTGGAGATATATTTCCCATGTCATTATCTGAAGGAATACCACTATATGAATATATATCATCTATTACTGTTGATGAGAATATATAAGGAGGTGTAATAGGTAAAGGATTATAAACACCATTACATCTTACATTAAATATGTATAAGTCACCTACATTATAATTACCATCATCAAAATATAATTCAAAATCTGGTGGATCTCCATAAGCAGGTGTGAGTGCTATTGATAAGAAATAAAAAGAACTGGATGGTGGTATTGATATTGATGATCCCCATCCAGTATCAGAATCTGGAGCAGTAGATACTTGAAATTCTGTTTCTGAAACTATTTTTATTGATATTCTATAATCCTTACTTAATTCTCCACCTGCATAAGCATATTGTATATTTATATCAGGAGCACCATTTTGATATGGATATATTAATGTATTATCACCATTATTAGCATAATACGAATATTCAAATGTTACATCTGATGATCTATCTACTACAGGGCTAACAGTTTGATCTCCAAGACAAGTTACATTTGCATTATTTTTAGGACCTCTACCTTGTCCTGTTGCATTTGTTGGTGTAGATTGAGGCTCATTTAAAAATGCATCTACTGGATCAGCTTTAATTTTAAAATATAATCCCTCAGTAGTAAATGGACTTGTTGCTGTTTTATACTCAAGCTCAAGAACTTTAAATTGTTTGTTTGAATGAGTAGCTATACCATTAGCAGTTTTAAATATAATATATCCACCAACAGTAATTTTATCTCTGTCAGCTTCATTAATTAAAAAATATCTAAATACACCATCAACTACAAATGTCATTGGGAATATATTATAATAATCACCTTGTGCTTGTTTAATAACAAATCTATAATTTGCAGCCCAAAATGGAGGCTCATTATTTAATGTTACTATTATAGAGTTAGCAGTATCTGAATTTATTGGAGGGATATATAATGTATTTTCTTTACTTGTTAAAGCAGTAGTCATTCGACCATATTCATCCAAATATACAATACCAATCTCATAGTCACGATCACTTCTAAATGTCTTTTTAGGTGCAGTAGTTATAGCTTCACTATCTAATGAAAGTAAATAGTCAGGAACTATCTTTATACCATTAGAATTTACGATATCTCTAAACTGAACATAATTACCATAAACCAATCTGTTTCCAATTATCTCTTGTGCTTTTGCAGTTAATGGTACATTGTCAAATAGTCTTGTTACTTCACTTGATTCTAAAGGAGTGTAAATTTTGTTAGCACTAAAAGTTATTGAATACTTTGAGTCATCCAATATTGATAAATCATCTTTATTATAATTGTCAATTATATAAACATTTAATCTATAAGTATCAAAGTAAAGGACCTGAATTTGTTCAACAAACTCATTGCCAGTGTCAAATGTTACATCAACTTTATTATACTTATTTAGCATCCCTTTGTTGTCACCTGTATTATAGTCATATGCGAATCCACTTGCATGGAAAGCAACAGATGAAAATGGAGATAGTGAGCTATATTGATTATCTTTATACTTAAATCGATATGAAAAGTATATAAATTTATCTTGTATATTATTTGATGTATTAATATTTTCATCAAAAGACAAATCAATCTTAGGACTATACAATGGTGGTCTAAGAATTACATTTATATCCTCAACGATTCTAAGGTCGTCAGTAGTATAACTTTTAGATCTTGCTATATTTATTCTTCTAGGTGGATTTAATCCATCTGTCCAATATAAGAATGGGCCTTCACCCTTAGATGCAGGTATAAAATTAATTCCAGTTACAGGATAGTTTTTATTAAAATTTAATTGTCCTTGAGTACATAGCAAAACAATACTAGTAAAATTGAATACTTCACTATACTCAAATATCGCGTCAAATGTATCACTAGTAACCAACCAATAGATAAGGTTATCAGCCTCATAAGTTACAGCTCCAATTGTCTTAGAATTTGAGCCAGAATAAGTAACTCCTTGAGCTTCAACTAATGTCTGAATATTAGAAACTAGTGCATTACCAAGTGAATTTGATACAGCACCAATATTAGATCCTGATGCAGTATCTATAGTTACGTTAATTGCATCAATATATTCACCATCAGGAATAAGGCGTTCATCAAGATCCTTATTCATTCTACCTTTAATAAAGGTCTTATTTAATTCAACTGCCATTATTTTATAATTTTATCTCTGCCTCTTAATGACATCAATAGTCTTGCTGGATGTAAATTACTCAATCTTATTTTGGTATTTCGCAAAGATGCTGTCTTAGCCTTTTGAACTCTATTAACAATGTATTCTTGAACTCCTGTTTTATTGCTAAGAACAGCCCACTTTAAATAATTGTAAATATATTCTTCTGCTAGTTTGTTGATTGTGATAAGAGAATCATCACCATTTTCCATACCATCTGAAATATACTCAAGCACAATATAACCATCCTCAACACCAGTTGAAAAGTCAATAACACCAGCAGCTTTATTAATTGTAAATTTTGGATTTCTATTTGCAGCGTCAGTCTCTAGACCATATCTTCCACCTATACCATAACCAAAATACCAGTCACCATTATATGCCCAACCATAAGAACCATTATAAGGTCCAGGTCCTACATATAATTGTTTGTCTTGTCTCATTATGTCAAGCTTAGATGTGCCTGTAACAACCTCGCCATTTAAATCGAAAATTATATCAAGATTATTGTCTTGTAAATATGCTGTTGCTGATAGAACTGTTCTGTTTTCAGTTAGCTGAAATAGAACTCCATTTCTAAGTAAAGATATTCTAACATAGTTAACATAGTCTGGAGGCAATACCATTTTTAGTTGACTACCTAACTGCAATTCAAGAACCTTAATATTTCTTAATGCGTCATAGTTCAACTCCTGTATAGCTCTCTTTGCATGAAACAAAACAGTATATCGCTCAACATTATTAACTAATTTATCGTTACCAACATACATTAGCATAAAATTATTCACAATGTCAGCTAAACTAACATATTGGTAAGAACCCCAATTTACATCTTCAGGCACTACACCATTGTTAGTATAATATTGATAGTTAGTAATATATGCCATTTGTTATTGTTTTTGTTGTATTTCTTGTAACTCCTCAGCTTTTGCAGCAGCCATAACCTCTTGCTCTCTAATTGATACGCCAGCGTATTGTAATATCTTGACAACTAAGTCAGAGAAGTCACTCATTGGCATCTCAAAATCTTGATAATCTAAAGCTGATGGGTTGAATAATGGATCACCTCCAACAGATGTATATGTCCACTTCGGCTCTTTTGGATATCTAATATAATGTGCTGACACATTATCAATTATTGTATCTGGATAAACAGTGAAGTTTGAAACTGATGTAGTTGTATTATCATAATTATCAGCCATAGTATAAATAGGATACGCTACACTAGGAGCTGTTAAATTTGAAGCCAATAGATATAAAGCTTTTTGATGGCTTGTTTTCTCTATTTCCTTTGTTCCATTTAAAACTAACTTCTGAATAAAATAGCTATCGCTCGGTGCTTCAAAGTAAGGAGCTGTGTAAGTCAATGTGTCTATTTTATAAAAAGTATCTATAACTTCAGAAAGCTTTTTAGGAACATCAGCATAACCTTCTCCATGCATTCTTGCATTTTGCTTTATAATTGCATTGCTATATAGATAGATATATCTCTCAAACACTTCAAGTTGTGCTTGCTTAGCGTAAAGGTTAAACTCAAATGGAGTTACATATCCTCGATTGTCTTTAGCTAATATAGATAGAACTGTATTTCTAACTTCATTTATCATCGAAATGTCTTTTTACAAAGATAAATAAAAAAAGGCACTTAATAAAAGTGCCTCTTCCTTTCTAGTTTGATAGCTTATTAAGCAATAGCTACAGATGTAATTAACTGTTGAGTTGCACCAACCAATGGTAATGCAGGAACAATAATAGCATCAGGATTTGATGCTGCGCTATTAGCTAAAGCTAAAGCATTAACTACAGCATAGTGAGATGCATAAGTAGCATCAGCAGTAGTAAATGTAATTGTAATTACATCAGCAGTAGCAACACCACCAATAGCAGTAAGAACTAATGTTGATGTAGATGGCATTGTAATAAAGTATTCAGCATTAGCTGAAATCAACGCCTTTGGAAGTGCATCAGCAGCTCCAATCGTAAATTGCAAAAATTTTCTGTTCATTTTTAAAACGTTTTAAAAGTTAATAACGATGCAAATATACTAATTATTTGATAACTTATCGTCCAAGAACTGATACAGCTCAATACCTTCATCTGAATGTAAATATGAAGCTAAAACAGATGTTGCATTGTCACCAAATGGAATAGTTAACAATTTCTTTTTGTTTTCTTTCAAATTGAAATACAAGTCCTTTCCATTATTCTTTAATACCAAATAACCATCTGATAAAGCTCTAGCTGCTATGTTGTTTATTTTTAATGATGGATCATTTACAGCTTCCAAGAAATCTTGTGGGTATCTCTTAGCGTAAATCATCATATCTCTTTTAATTTCAGAACTACTCATTTTATCAACTTGTCCACCAATTAAAATACGAGCAACAGCCTCTAATGTATTAAAATTATTTGCAGCCAAATCTCTAGCGGCCAACTGTGCATCAAGTTCTGAATACATTGATTCAATATCTTCTTCAGCATCTTTTTCATTGTCAAATTCAAAAAATTCACTTCCATTTCCAGGATGGTAATGCAAGAATTGTTGTAATACTGGATTTGTTCTAGGAACTGTCAAGACGCCATCTTCAAATACAATTGGTTCAACAATTACATTTTGGTCTTGCTCTTCCTGAAAAGGAGTATTTGAATTTCGTGCGTAACGAAGCGGGTGATTTGTATTAGTTTCTGTACAATAGTAAAGTAAACGTTGTCTAGGTGTATCCTTTGAAGCTATATAATAAGACAAAGGTGATTGATTATTTCGCAGAATATAAGTTCTGTCTTTTGGTTCGAGAGTAACTCTCTTAATTGCTAATTTTTCCATTTTATATAATTTAAATTTTTAAAAATAAAGAGGGGTACGAATACCCCTCTCTGTATTTATTCTTATCCTTTGAAGATAAAGAAGTTGTTTGCACCAAGTGTACAAAGAGCTCTTTCAGACAAGAAGTTAACCTCCATTGCATCAAGATCGCTAGTTGCAGCACCACCAGCAGAACCAGTCATCCAAGTTTTGTAACGTCTGTTTTCAGCCTCAGAAGCTCGGTAACGAACATGTAAGAATGGACGTTTTGCATTTTTACCAAGAACTTGGTCATAAACTGTAGTTGTACCAGCAGGAACTAAAACTCCGTTTACAGCTCCACCAACTAGACCACCACGAAGAGTAGCATCGTTAAGATATTTCCAGTCAGTTTTGTAGAACTCATAACCTCTACGGAATCCTGTGAATCCAAGATTTAAAGCCATTTGCTCACTGTTATCGAATAATCCATAAGATGTACCACCAACTCCATAAGAGTTTTGAGCAGCCAACATATCATCGATATCGAAAGAGAATTGACGATTCAAGAATAATGCATTCTCAGCGATAGCACCTTGCTTGTCAAGACGTTGTACGATAGTATCAAAGTCAGCCAAAGCAGATGGATTACCACCAGCCCATACATTTCCTCTTGTCTCAATGGAGTTAAATAAACCTTGAGTACCTTTGTTACCCAAATCACCAGTTGTTAAAGCAGCAGCTCCAGATCCAGAACCAGCAGGAACACCTTCTACCATAGCCATTTCCATATAGTCCTCAAAACGTAGACGAGTCTCATGTTCTGATTTCATATACCATAAATAACCTGTAGCACCATTTTCAGTAGTTACTTCAACCCATCCAATTTGAGCCATATCAGATCCTGATACAACATATTTATCTTTGATGATAATAGGAGATACTTCGAAGATGCTATCTTCAGCTTCTAAAGAACCACTCATTCCATTTGATCCTTTTTTAAATT